AACGACGCCGAGGTGCGGTACTGGTCCATCACCACGGAACTGGTCTACCGGCAGACGGGGTGGAATCTGTTTCTTCCCGACGTTGGCTACAACTACCTGGAAGGCAGCGTAAAGAAACGGGCGTATGTCATCGACCCAGACAGCGGCGACAAGGTCGCCTGCGTGAATCCCGTGGCCCTCAACAGCAATGGCACGCTGAAGGCCTCCGGCGACCTGCCCGACATCCTCGAGCGGCGAGTTAACCGCGAAGTGGACTTCTCCTCATACTTTGGCACTCCATCTTGGCTATAGGTGAATCATGGCTGACGTGACCTACAACATTTCTGGCACCGTGCAAAAGGGTGGCCTGCGTGACTCGTTCAACGCTTCGGCCATTACGGCCGACATCGCCACCGCTGGCGTGTTGTCGGTGACGCTGGCCCTTGGCACGACCACGTCGCAGATCAGTACGGCCACGATTGGCTCACTCGGCCTGGCTTTCGTGCGGAACCTGGCCACCGAGACCACGCACACCGTGTCCATCGGTCGGCTCAGCGGCACGACGTTGCACGACACCGTGAGGCTGAAGGCAGGCGAGGCCGCCATCCTGCGGCTCGCTCCGGGCGACTACGCCGCTAGGGCTGCGGTGGCCGGCACGACCAGGGCCGTGGTCACGATCTACGAGGACTGACCGTGGCCGACCGTGTCACATTTACGAAGGCCGCCGCCGAGCGGATTGCGCAGACCGTCCGCATTGTGGAGGCTGGCAACCGTGATACGGGCGGGCTGCCGACTGCGCCACGGTTTGGGGGTGGCGTTGCTGGCGCTCCGGTCAAGTTTTGCTCGTGGACTGCCAGTTGGGCCCACGACACAACCACGACTATCTCCCTGTACCCAAGTGGTACGGCAACGGCCCGAAACCTGTATTTTGGCGTTGTGCCTGGCGATGGGCTTGTGGCCAAAAAAGGCACGAGTGGATGGCAGCTCATCAGCTGTGACCTGACATTGCAGGCCGGATATGGCGTTACCGGCATTCAGCTGCTAGGGCATGATGAAAACGAGTTTGCTCACTGGTATCACATCACCACCTGCTCTACAGCGACAGCGAGCCCGTGACGCTTATCACCTTCCAAGGCGGCAACGTCGTCTTGCGCGGCGGCAAGGTCGGCACGGAGCAGGCGTGCTGCTGTGGTGGCGATCCGTGCGTTCCGGGGTGCGAGTGTTTGAGCGATGGCTGTGGCAATAACGGATTCGCTTGCGACGGCAATGCTCAGATTGATCCGGCTAGGCAGGCCCTGCTTGACTACCTCGACGACCAAGGCGTAATCGCAGCCCTAGAAGACAATGGCTACGAAAGCGTTTCGCTCCAGGTGACTACGCGGGTGATTCCTGGCGGAAGTTGCTTAGACGAAAACGGAAACCCGATTCCGTACGACCCCGACATTCACGGGCCGCCCTGCGGCGAACAGTTTGACCCGCCCCAGGATTGCGATTGTTGCGATTTCTGGGAGGTGCTGGTGTTTATCTACGCAAACTGCTGCGGCGAGATTGATTACGAGGCCGCTCCTGTTTACGAGCAACTTGACGGCGGCGGCGGGGTGTGTGCGTTGACCCAGCTGCAGACGATTTACCCTTGCAACCCGCTCCCATGATCCGCTGCCACCTGCGACACCTTCAGGCACGGTGCCGCCAGCGTGGCCACACGCTCGACGAAGTGCGCCCCTGCATCGTCTCGCAGGACGGCGACCAGATCACCGTGGACGAGACGCACCCGGCCTATCCGGCGAAGCCGAAGCCTGGCGTGTCGCTCATCACGAAGGCCGCCAACTTCGCCGCATCGGCGGCCCGCCACGTCGCCGCCGGGATGCCCCAAGCCAGCGACGAGGAGGTCGCCCGCCGTTTCGCCATCTGCCAGGCGTGCGAACACTTCGATGGGCGAGCGTGCCGCCAGTGCGGCTGCCCGGTCGTGCGAGAGCGGAAGTTCGTCAGCAAGCTCTCGTGGGCCGGCGAGTCCTGCCCGGTCGGCAAGTGGGGGCCGGTGGCCGATTGATTCAAGCCGCCGGGCCGGTAGGACTACACCGAGAGCCCCGCCCCGCGTCACGGAGGACAGATGGCAGGCGACCCGATCACGGCGATGGCCCGCCGTCTGTGCCGCGAGAACCCAGACCATCCCGCCCGCGGCCTGGCGCGGATGCTGGTCGAGGAATCTAACGGCGCCCTGACGATTGAACAGGCCCGGAAGCGGATCAATCGCCAGTTCGGGCAAAACGGCAACCACAACCGGCGCTCGACCAAGGCCGTGGCCGCGCGCGAGCCGCGGCTGGCCGGCGTCAACTACACGCTACCGCCGTCGATCGCCCGGCCGTGGTCGCCGTACCGCCTCGAGGTCACCGGCCGCGTCGGGATCCTGTCGGATTGTCACGTCCCGTATCACGCGGACATCGCGGTCCGGGCCGCGGTCGATCACCTGGGCGAGACCGGGATCGACGCCCTGGTCCTCAATGGCGACATGGCGGACTTCTACACGATCAGCCGCTGGACCAAAGATCCGAAACAGCGCGACTTCAGCGGCGAGCTCGAGGCGGTCCGCGACTTCGTGGGCTGGATCCGCGAGACGTTCCCGAAGATCCCGATCATCTACAAGGCCGGGAACCACGAGGAGCGGTGGCAGCATTACATTTGGCAGCACGCCCCGGAACTGTCGAAGGAGCGGCGGATGTCGCTCCAGGCCTGGCTCGACCTGGACAAGCATGACATCGACCTGGTCGAGGACCAGCGGCCGATCCTGGCGGGGAAGCTGCCGATCCTCCACGGCCACGAACTTCCGAAGGGGGTCTCGGCGCCGGTGAACCCGGCCCGCGGCGCCTTCATGCGAACGCTCTCCACGGTGCTGGTCGGTCACTCGCACCGTTCGAGCGGCCACGCGGAGTCGGACATGTGGCACCACGAGACGTTTTGTTGGTCGACCGGTTGCCTGTGTGACATGACCCCGGAGTATGCACGGATCAACCGCTGGAACTGGGGCTTCGCCGTGGCCACGGTTCACGACGGCGGCGAGTTCGACGTGGAGAACCTGCGGATCACGGCCGACGGCAAGGTGAGGAGCTCGTGATCCTGTCGGACGAGCAGATCGCCGAGGCCGAGCGGGCGGCGCGGCGGTTCTCCGGCGCCTGGACTGGGACCAGCGGGACGCTAGCCTCCTGGGTCGTGCATTTGATCGACACGATCCGAGCCGAGAGGAAAGCCATGGCAGACACGAAGGCCGAGCAGCTGCTCGAGGAGGCCCAGCGGACGGTCCGCCAGCGGCGGGGAACCTACGGCCCGCCGGCGGAACACTTCGCCAAGACGGTGGCCGCGGTGAACGCGATCTTCGCCCACAAGTTGCGCGAGCCGCTGACGCTCGCCGACTGGGCCCAGATCATGATCCTGGACAAGCTCGCCCGACACCAGGGCGCGGCCAAGAGCGCCGATACGCCAATCGATCTGGCGGGGTACGCGGCCTGCCTGGCCGAGGTCGAGGATCTCGGGGGGTAACGTGGTCGCGTTTGACCGGATCGCCGTGATCACGCTCCGGCGCCGGCCGGACCGGCTCGCCGCGTTCCGGCAGCGGCTCGGGGCCGCGTGGCCCGACGGGCTGTCGCGGCTCGAGGTCGTGGACGCGATCGACGGCACGGTCTGCCCGAAGCCCGACTGGTTCACCGGCCCGCCGGGGGCCTGGGGCTGCTACCGCTCCCACCACCGACTGATCGAGGACTCGCTCCAGGCGGGACACGAGGCGGTCCTGATCTTCGAGGACGACGCCACCTTCGTGGACGAGTTCCGGGCCCGGATGGAGGCGTTCCTGGGGCTTCTGCCGGCCGACTGGGGCCAGGCCTACCTGGGAGGCCAGCACCTGCGGAAGCCGCTCCCGGCCGAAGGCGGGATCTTCCGCGGGGTGAACATCAACCGGACCCACGCCTACGCCCTGCGGGGCCGGGAGCGGATGGCCGAGGCCTACCAGTTCCTCCACGGGGGCCACCACTGGCGCGGCCGCCACCACGTCGACCACCACTACGGTCGGCTCCAGGGCCGGCAGTTCCCGGCCTACGCCCCGGCCGAGTGGCTCTGCGGCCAGGCCGCGGGCTCGAGCGACATTCAGGGCAACGCCGAGGCCGAACGCTGGTGGAGCCGGTAGACATGCTTTCCACCCCACGCGAAGACGAGCTCTGGTGCGAAGTCCGCGAGCGGCGGCTGGCTCGCGTCGAGCGGGGCGAAGTGCCAGCGGTCGTCGAGCACCCGGCCACCGGCCGGCTGGCCGGCACAGTTGCAGACGAGCAGATGGGCTTCGGGCTTGGCCAAGAAGAAACGGTCGAGGAAGTCGGCGACCACGTCGCTGGGCCAGTGTTGAAGGACATCTTTCGACCAGTAGAGATCCGCGGCCGGGATCTCGCCGGCTGGGGTGGCCGACACGTCGAAGACCTCGAAGCGCCGGCCGGGCCAGGCGGCCCGGTGCCGGTCGATCAGGGCGGGCACCACGTCCAGGCCGACGTAACAGACCCCGGTCTCGGCCAGTACGCCGGGCATCCACTGGAAGTCGCCACAGCCCAGGTCGACGAGCGAGCGGACCCGATTGTCGCGGATGTACGCGGCGAGGAACCCGGCCACGGGCCGACAGAAGTCCGGCGTCGAACCGGGGCCGGAGCCGCCGTTCCACCGGTCCTCGGCATAGATCCCTGAGAAAAGGCTGGTAGCGTCCATGCTGATCCACCTGGTATTCGGAATGGCGGCCGACTTCGGCGGGAAGCCATGGTCGTGGATCCACCACGCCGCGGTCCTGTCGGCGGCCCGCGTCAACCGTCCCCGGCAGATCCTGTTCTGGCACGAACACGAGCCGACCGGCGAATGGTGGGACGCGAGCCGCCCCTATCTTACCCTTCGCAAAATCTCGGCCCCGACCGAGGTCTTCGGCCGGCCGCTGCTCCACCCGGCCCACCAGGCCGATGTCGTCCGCCTCGAGGCGCTGCTCGAACACGGCGGGGTCTACATGGACTCGGACGTGTGGTGCCTGAAACCGTTCGCGGATCTCGACCACTGCGGCTGGTGGATGGGCCGCCAGGGAAAGGACTACGGTCTGTGCAACGCCACCATGGGCGGGGAGGCCGGCGCGGCGTTCGCGCTCCGGTGGCTCGACGCCTACCGCTCCTTCCGGTCTGAGGGCCGCGACCGCTACTGGGACGAGCATTCGGTCCGGCTCCCGCTCGAGCTCGCCCGCGAGCACCCCGACCAGATCACGATCTTCGGGCCGGACTATTTCTTCTCGCCCCTGTGGGGCCGGCTCGGCGAGATCTTCCGGGCGCCCATGCGAAACCGGCGGCCGCCGCGGCGGTGCCTGGCCGAGTCGTACTCGGTCCACCTGTGGGAGAGCCGGTGCTGGTCGTGGCTGCGGAAGCTCCACCCCGGCTCGATCAAGCGCGGCAGCGAGATCGCCGAACGCCTCCAGGAGATCGGAGTCCTATGACCGTCTCGATCGTCCAGCTGACCCACAACAACCTCGACCAGGTCCGCCGGTGCCTGCCGACGGTGGCCGCGCTCGCGGACCGGGACGAGGTCGTCGAGTGGATCGTCCTCGACAACGCGTCGACCGACGGCACCGGCCCGGAGCTGTGCCGGCTGGCGGCGGGGTGGCCGAAGATGCGAGTGATCCTGTCCCAGGCGAACCTGGGCTGCGGCGGCGGGCGGAATGTGATCTGGCGGCAGGCCGTCGGGGACCTGGTCCTGTCGATGGACTCGGACGTGGCGGTCCTGGAGCCGGCGCGGCTGGCCGACATGATCCGCGACCTCGAGCGGCCCGGCGTCGGGCTGGTGGGCGAGCACGGCGGCTGGGTGAAGCGCGACTGGTCGTGGACGGAGGAGGCGCCGGCGGGCTACGTCGGCCCCGTGCCGATCGTGTGCGGCTTCTGCCAGATGTTCCCGCGGGCCTTTGTCGACGGGTGGACGCAGCGGACCGAGTACGGACCCTACTGGCTCGACGACTCCGAGTTCTCGCTCCAGGTCCAGGAGGCACACGACCTGTCGGGGTGGATCGCCCGCTATGGCATGGTCCACCAATGGAGCGCCACGAACGGCAAGGACGAACAGGTGAGGCGCGCGGCCTGGGACGCGTTCCGCTACCGGTGGCACGGGGCGGGGCTGTCCGTCCACCGCTAGGCCGCCGGCGAGTCTGGCTCCGACCAGATCCGCGGGAGCAGCTGCCACGGGGCAGGGCGGCCGGCCTCGGTGATCCGGGGGTCGAGGTAGCGCCGGGTGACCTTTTCGGACGAGTGCCCCAGGGCCTGCCGAGGGTCACCGCCGGCGGCCGCCAGCCAACTGGCGAACGACCGCCGAAGTGCGTGGAACTGGACCTCCGGTCCATCCCCCAGCCCGGCCCGGCGGGTGATCACCTTCCACCGCTCGCGGAGGGCCGTGTCGGTGGCCGGCCACAGGAACAGCCCCGGCCCGTCGTGACGGGACACCTGGTCGACCAGGTCGGCGACGTGGTCGGGCAGGGCATAGGTCGCCGGCTTCCGGCTCCCCTTCCGGGCCTCGGCCGGGACGGCCAGCCAGGGCCGGCTCCATCCGGTTTTCTTGACCCGGAGGACCGCCGTGATCCGCTCGCCTGAATAGAACAGCACGCCGAGCAGGGCCTGGAACCAGGCCCCGGCAGGGATCGGGCCGACGTACCCGCGGACCTGGCCGCAGGAGGCCCACAGGCGGCCCAGTTCGGCCTCGGTGAAGGCCCGGGGTGTTCGCTCCGGTATCAACTCCGGGGCCACCAGGGGCCGCAGGCGGACGAGGCCGCGGGCCTGGGCCAGATTCCACAGGGCCAGGAGGCCAGACCGCTCCCGGGCTACAGAGTTCGGCGACAACTTGGCCGACCTCGCCGCCAGGAACTGGCTCACCGCCAGGTCTTCGAAGTCGTCGAGCGTGGCCGGCCGGCCCAAGTGTTTCGAGAACTGGTTGATCGCGTGGCGTAGCAGGCGGACCGATTCAGGCGATCGGCCGCGAAGTTTAAGGGGCACATAGACCGTGTCGAGAAACTGATCAAGAAACATCGTGGCGACCTCCTCCAGAGGGATAGGTCGCATCCGTGCGGGGGGTCGGCAAAAAAGTTGCCTTCCGCGCCGTTGATCCATTCGGGCGCGGCTGGCGCGGGTCGTGCGGATGGTAGGGGCTTCGCCGTTTTGGCTCCTGTCCCCGCCATTCCGGAACCTTCGGATCCCCTCACGGGGACCGAAGGATCCGGCGATCTCGCCAGCACGGAACGCTACGCCCAGGGGTGGGCTCGGGGCAAGCCGGCCCCGTATGGATTCACGGAGGAGCCGCCATACGATGCCCGCCATGCCAAAGATCACCGACCCCGTGACCGGCCGCGAGCTGGTCAACGCTGAGAAGGCCGCCAGCGTCTACGGGGTCTCTATGACTCACATCGCCAGGCTGGGCCGCGAAGGCAAGCTGCGGCGGTGGGTGGAATCCCCCCGCCGCATCTACTACGATTTGGCCGACGTGAAACGGCTGGCCAGGGAGAACGCCGCCGTCGTAAAAGAGCGCGGTGGCCGGCCACGGAAGGGGACCGCCGCCTGACCGGAAGTGTCAGGGGGTGATCCGTGGAACTGTTCAAGTACGCGGTCCGGATCGTCACTGCCTTCATGATGCTCGGAGTGGCGGCCGTCCTCGCGCTCCTGGCGGTGGCTGTCGACCACGGGCGAGCTACTGTGTTCGGGATCGCTGGCGTCTTGGCCGTGGCGGGCTGGTTCTCCTGGCCGCGACATCCGGACGCGTGGCGTAACGACCCGCCCACCCAGCGGCAGCTCGAGTACGCCGCTGATCTCGGGATCAAGATCCCGAAGCGGGCCACGAAGGGCCAGGTCTCCGACCTGATCTCTCAAGTCGCCGGACGCTAGCACGTCCCGAAGCCCGCGTTTTCCACGGCAAAAACCGGCCCCAAGATTTTTACCCAAGTGGGCTTGACCAATGTTCGATAACTGACGTAGGTTCCCACTCGCGTCATGGATGGCGTGACGGTCGAACCCATCCAGTGCAGGGAGGCACACATGAACGCCACGGTATGGGTCGAGTTGCTCGTCGTGATCCTTCGGCTCGTCGCTGCAGGTCTTGCGGGCTAATCAAAGTGCGATAGGAGACATAGGCATGGAAGCCGCTGATCGGATGCCGGGGGATGCGGAGGCCGCGGCCGCGGCCGAGGGCCTGCGGGAGCTCAACACCTTCGCCATCGGCGACCGGGTGACCTACCGCCGCCAGGAGTGGGACGGGGGCTACGAGCCGGCCCGCGTGATCGGGACCTCCGTCGAGCACGGGAAGTCGCTGCTGATCGTCGAACACGAGGACGGGTCGGGGATCGCTGTGATCGACCCGCGCCCCTTTCCCGAAGGCCACGTCCTCCCCTTCTAGGAATCACCCATGCCAAGGATGGCACACCACCGAGCGACCAACCGCAAGGGGCCGGAGTCCCGCTGGCTCCAGCGGAAGACCTACCACCTGGCGAAGGTCCTGAAGCCGCTGTCCACCGGCGCGGCGATGGCCGACTCGATGGTCTGTATGGGGACCGGTCTCTACCGGATCCCGCCGTCCCGCGTGGCCGAGTGGCGCGCGGCACTGGAGGACGCCCTGCCGTATCTCCGCGACGAAGACGGGAGGGTCTGGGAATGACAACGCCCGCGCTCATCGGGATTTGGCTGATCGTCGGCTCGTCGCTGCTGATCCTGGGCACGGTGTGCCTGGTGGTGGTGGCGATCGGCTGGAAGTACCAGGAGGAGCGGCTCGCCAACGGACGGCGGGACCGCACAGGAAGCCGGCCGGAGGCCGGCCGCCAGGGATGGATCGACGCGTGGGGCGACGAGGGACCGTCGCCCCACCATTCACACCAAGGGGAGGACGAGTAATGGCTCTGAAGATCGAGCGAGGGATCAAGGCCGGGGCGACCCGGGGCGTGTTGTACGGGACCGAAGGGATCGGCAAGTCCACCCTGGCGGCCCAGTGGCCGAGCCCGGTGATCCTCGACACCGAGGACGGGACAGGCCGGATCGACTGTGCCCGCGTGCGGTGCGGCGACTGGATGACGCTCTACGGTGCCCTGGTCGATCTGACCGGCGACCCGCAGGGATTCGCCACGGTCGTGCTCGACTCCATCGACTGGGCCGAGCGGTCGCTCCTCGAGCACATGCTCCGGAAGGACGGGAAGAAGTCGGTCGAGGACTACGGTTTTGGCAAGGGCTACACGAAGCTGGCCGAGCAGTTCTCCACGCTCCTGGGACTGTGCGACCAACTCGTCGACAAGGGGGTCCACGTCGTCCTGGTCGGACACTCGACCGTCAAGCGGACCACCCCGCCAGACATGGACGAGGGCTGGGACCGTTACGAGCTGAAGCTGACGAAGCAAGTCGGGCCGCTCGTGAAGGAGTGGTCCGACCTGCTCTTGTTCGCGAACTACCGGACGCGGCTCGTCGAGGGCTCGGACGGCCGGACGCGGGCGAAGGGCGGAAAGGAACGGGTCCTGTTCACCGAGCGGTCCGCGGCCTTCGACGCCAAGAACCGGTTCGGACTGGCCCCCGAGCTGCCGATGACGATCGAGGCCCTGGCTCCGATCTTCGCCGGCCCCAAGCCGGTGGCGAAGCCGCCGGTGGCGGACGCCTTCGAGATGGCCCGGTCGTTTATCGCCGCTGCCAAGACGGTGAAGACCCTCGGCCGGGCTGGCGACCGGATCGACGAGCTCTCCAGCGACGGCCAGCTGACGGAGGTCGAGGTCGCCGAGCTGATGGGGCTGATCAACGCCCGCCACCAGGAGATCGAGCCGGCGCCGCAGGAGGCCGCGACATGAGCGAGCCGCAGAAGATGTACCGCGCCTATTCGACCGAGGGCATCGCGACTTACGGCCTGGGCTACTGGGTCGGCACAGGCGAGATCGTCAACGTCAACGGGACGGACATGGTCCGCGACGGCGGCCTGATCATGGAGATTAGCGACCGCTGGCACCCGAGCCTCGAGCAGGCGCTGGCCAAGCTGGCCGAACGGTGCCAGCTGCTGGCCGATCGGTTTGCGGCCCAGGCCGCAGCGCTGCGGGAGGGGCGTGATGTCAGCACCGTGGCATAGCACCTGGACCCGGATGAGGGGCGACTGGATGGACCAGGGCCTGACCCGCCGCCAGGTCAAGAAGCTCCTCGTCGATGAACAGATCGCCATGGGGATCTGGGAGGTGAAGCCCGTCCTGAAGGCGGCCGGCCTGTGGCCGCCGCCCAAACACTACGGGGTATTCGCCTACCAGCCGGAACACATCGAGGCGGTCCGAGCGTATGCGGACCGCGAGGGACTTGTTGCAAGAAAGGTGACACATGGACTGGCCGCTGGATGAGGACTTCGAGGACACCGCACCGCCGAAGGAGCGGGCCGATCGCCAGCCCGTGCCCGAGGGGCATCACGACCTCAAGATCCACCAGGTCAAGCTCGACGCCGACAAGCTCGAGCTAACGCTCGTCCACCCGGACAAGGCCTACGGGTGGGTGTTCGCGGGCTTCCCCCGCGACAAGACCTGGGCGCGGAAGATCGTGGCCGGGCTGCCGGTGGCCCTGGGGATCAGCGCCGACGACTGGCAGCGGATGGAGCCGGGCGACCTGATCGACCGCAAGGTCCGCGCCCGGGTCTACCACAAGCCGGGCCGCGAGGGCCGGGTGTTCGTGAACGTGGGCTCGTTCCACGCGGTCGAGGCCGACGACGGCCCGCCGCCGGCCGAGCCGGCCAAGAAGTCCCGCAACGCCCCGCCGCCGGCCGAGGACGCCGACGACATCCCGTTCTAGGAGTGACGCCTGGCCGCTCCCGGCCTGTAGGGGCTCGCCATGGCCCCAGGGAGAGCGCCGCCGGCGGTCGCGACGTAACACCGGCCGCGGACACCCGGGAGGGTTCGCTCCTCACCAGACCCGGATCCGCCGTCCGCCCCACGACACGGGGCCTCGCACACCACGGAGGGAACGATGAGCGACTACTACAGCGACCGCCTGGACGGCCTTCCGCTGTTCGCACCGGCCCAGCGGAAGAGCGTCACTTCGGTGGCGGCGGCCCGCGAGATCACGCCGGCCGGCAACCGGCTCCGGGCCGCTGTGCTCGAGTTCCTGCGGGGGCGGCCGGCCGGGGCCACCGACGAGGAGATCCAGACGGGCCTGGGCATGAACCCCAGCACCCAGCGGCCGCGCCGGGTCGAGCTCGTCGACGCGGGCCTGGTGGTGGCGGCGGGGACCAGGCGGACCGCCAGCGGGCGGAAGGCGACGGTGTGGAAAGCAACGGCGGTCCCAAGGAGGACGAGTGATGGCCGGTGAATGGCTGATGTACGACGTGTGCCTGCCCCAGAAGCCCGAGGTCCTCGAGCTCGTGGACGCCACGGGCCTCGACACCGACCAGGTCGTGGGGCGGATGCTGATGCTGTGGGGCTGGGCCTCGCTCAACTGCGAGGAGGGCCAGGCCCGGATCTCGGTCCGGCTCCTGGCCAGGGCGGTGGGCGGGGACGAGGCCTTCTGGCGGGCGGTCGAGTCGGTGGGGTGGCTGGAGATCGACGCGGAGGCCGGAACCGTTGCTATCCCAGGGTGGGATCGCCGGTTTTCCAACGCCGCGAAGTCCCGGGCGCTCCACACGGCCCGCAACCAGCGGGCAAACGCCCAAAAAGACGGGGAAACGCGCCCGGCGCGTAACGCTACGCGCGCGGCGCGTACGTCTACGCGCGCAGCGCGTGCGCCCAACGCGCCGGGCGCGTCAAAGAGAAGAGAGAGAGAAGAGAGAATTTCTTCTTCCTCTTCCCCTCCGTCGGCTGCGCCGGGGGACCAGGCACCGGACCCCGGCCCGGCCGGCTGGGAGACGCTGCGGACGGCCTGGCGGGAGGGCAAGGGGCGGCCCTGGCAGCTGCCGGCACCGCCAGAGCAGCTCGAGGACCGGCTGGCCGAAGAGGGCTGGTTCCAGAAGGCCCTGGCGGCGATCGGCCACCTGCCGAGGTGCCGATACTTCCGCGACCCGGTCACCCTGCCGCAGTTCGTCGGGCCGGGCTTCGTGGACAAGATCCTGGGCGGCCAGTTCGACAACGCCAGGGAGCCGCGCGGGCCGACGATGCCGGGCGACCGGCCGCCGGCCAAGGGCTGGGACCCTGACGACGAGGCGCGGCTCGAGGCCACCCGCCGCCGCCTGGCCGAGCAGCTTCGGGAGGCGTCATGACCGCCGAGACGGCCCAGCTCGCGCTCCTGATCTACCTGGTGACCCGGTGGACCCTGTGGGACCTGTGGGTGGTTCACGAGGCCGGCCGGCGGGCGAAGATGGCACAGGAGGACTCGTGATGCCCAGGCTTTCGGTGACCGTCGAGCAGCTGTCCCAGGTCGTGGCCACGATCTACGAGGACCGGCAGCACATGCCGAGCAAGATCTGGGTCGACGAGTTCCACGGGCACCATACGTTCCTTCGGGCTACCTTCCGGGACGAGTTCACCGGGGCGAGTGTGGATCGGCTGAAGGATCTCCGGGACATGCTGAAAGCGATCTACGGCAAGGACTCGGACGTGACGATCGTGGTGTACTTCCGCGACGTGCCGGTGGAGCACGCGGCCGAGCGGAGCCGGCTGATCAACGCGGTCCCCTAGCGGCTGGATTCAGGCCCTGGGCGGGGTAGCGTCAACGGTCGCATGGATGCGACTTTCACCTTCGAGATCCCCGGCCAGCCCGTGCCGCAGCCCAGGGCGCGGATGACGCGGTCGGGCCACGCCTACACCCCCGACAACGGGATCCGCGCCTACAAGGCCGCCACGGTGCTGGCGGCGAAGCTGGTGGCCCCGGCCAAGATCCCGTCGGCCGCGGCCCACGCCGTGGAAATGACGTTCGTGATCGACCGCCCGCCCAGCCACCTTCGCCGGGACGGGGGCCTGACCAAGGCCGCGCCGCTGTTCCCGCCGCGCCGGTGCGGGGACTGGGACAACCTGGCGAAAGGGGTCTGTGACGCGATCACCGACAGCGGGGTGGTGTGGCTCGACGACGACCAGGTCGTGGAGGCCCTGATCCGGCGCCGCTACGCGGCCGCCGGGGAGCAGGCCCGGACGGTCGTGGCGATCCGGAGGCTGGACAATGCCGCGCCGCCCTAGACCCAAGAGCGGGCCCCACTACCTGTCGGCGGCCCAGCTGGCGATCGTCCGGCGGTCCTGGCGGCAGGGCCTGCCACGGGACGAGGTCTGCCGGCTGGCCGGGATCACGATCCACGTCCTCGCCGCGCGGCGGCTCGACCAGCTGCGGGACCTCGAGCGGCGGACCAAGGGCACCGGCGGCCGGCGCCGCGGGGTCGATCCCACCGAGGAGGAGATCTGGGGGTCGATCACCGCGAAGATCCAGTCGGAGTGGACCGACGAGGAGCGGCTGGCGGCCTGGGAAGGTTCACGGATGCACCAGGACGACCGACACTGATCCCATGCCAGGACCAGCCCCACGCCCCCGCTATCCCCGCGCGACGGCCAGGATCCGGGCCGCCCACTTCCCCCGGAAGGCGCTGAAGCGCGGCCCGTCGGTCCCGCCGAGCCCGAACACGATCCTGACCGAGACCGGCAACCAACTCCAGGCCGAGAACGGCAACTTCCTCCGAACGGAGCAGTGACATGGCCGATGTGAAGATCTCCGAACTCCCGGCCGGCACCGCTGCCGCGGCGGCGATTGTGCCGGCCACGAACGCCGCCGGCACCACGACCGAGAAGATCACCCTCGGGGCGATCGCGGCCCTGGGTGGCGGGCCACCGGCCAGCCACACCCACGGAAACGTAACGAACGACGGCAAGATCGGGACGACCAGCGGTCTTCCGGTCGTGACCGGATCGGCCGGTATCCTCCAGGCTGGCTCGTTCGGCACCGGGTCCGGCACCGTCTGCCAAGGAAACGACGCGCGGCTGTCCGACTCGCGGACGCCGACGGCCCACGAGTCGAGCCACCGCACCGGCGGGGCGGACCCGATCGCGAACGTCGTCACGAGCCCCAGCCAGATCACGGCCAACCAAAACGACTACAACCCCGGGACGGGTGACATCTTCCGGCTCGACGCCAACGCGGCCCGGGACATTACCGGCGTCGTCGCCGGCAGTAACGGCCAGGCCATTCTCCTGGTCAACATCGGGAGCCACGCGATCACGCTGAAGCATCAGTCCGCGTCGAGTTCGGCGAACAATCGCGTAGTGGTCCCGTGGGCCGGTGACTACGTCATGGCGGCGGACGGCGGCGCGGCGCTGCTCGTGTATTTCACGGCAGTCAACCGCTGGCGGGTGATCTGATGGCCGTCTTCGAGCAGCTGCCGGGCTACCTGGGGCTGGCCTTCCGCCAGGGCGACGACTTCTCGACGACGATCGACTTCTCGATTAACGTCACGGGCTACACCTGGGTGGCTGACATCCGCTCGCCGATCACCGGCGAGTCGGTCGAGCAGCTCACCGTCACCGTCACCAACGCCGCCAGCGGGATCCTGGTGGTCTCGCTCACGGACACCGAGACCGAAGCGCTTCCGGCCGGCACCTGGTCGTGGACGCTGGTCGGCACGGCCGGCGGTGTGACGCGGACGTACTTCTCCGGATTCGTCGAGGTGACCGAATGAGCGTGGAAGCCACCGTCACCGGTTCGACCGTCTCGGCCACCGTCACCGGTGGCGGGGTGTTGACGGTGAACGGCCAAAGCGGCGCCGTCTCGCTGACCCTGGGAATCCCATCGAGCACGACTGGGATCACCGGAGCCTCGGCCGTCACGAACATCGTCAGGATCAGCCAGGCCTCCTACGACGCTCTGGCCGTGAAGGACTCGCAGACCCTCTACATCGTAACGGCGTCATAGAGAGGCTCTAGCGACATGGCAGCGAATATCGGCTCAACGTCCGCTGTATTCCGCGTGGGCAGCGGCTCGCCGTCGAAGGTGTTTCTCGGCACCGTGTCGATTCAGAACGTGCCGGGTGCGCCCGCGATGATCGAATGCTGTGCCGATGGCAACTCGCTGGTGGTGTTCTACCCGCCCACCGACGGTGGCCTCCCTATCTTGGACTATGAAATCTGGGTCGATAACGCACCGCTGGACGACTACGCCCAAGGCGCCGTTGTCACCGGCCCCGTGTACGACCCTAACTCTCCTGCTGGCTCGCTGACAATCACCGTTGAGGGCGAGTCCTTCGACGGCCTGGATGTGTCAGTGCGCGCCCGCAATGCTATCGGCTACGGCCCGCTGGCCGCCGACGTTGTCGCCCAAGTTTGCTAACGTCGTCACATCACCACTCTAGAGACGCGCCGATGCCCATGAATCCGAGGCTCCTTCGGCCAACCTCCAGCACGCTGGACGCCGACGCTGCGGTCTACCTCAATGCGGTGGCCCAGGCTGACGGGCAGCAGTTGGAGCCGGCCGTGCGGAAGGCAATCAACGACTTCGTTGTCGGTTGCAAGCGGGACAATATCTGGTCGGCCATCAAAGCCTCTTGCATTCTCGCCGGTGCCCGCACGCTGACGGGGGCGCTGACGCCGCTGCGGGGAAGTGCCCCGACGAACAACGGCCCGTTCGTATCAGGCGACTATGCGAGAGGCGGTGCCACGCCGGGACTGCTCGGCAACGGGACGAGCAAAAACCTTTCAAGCGGCCGGCTGAATAACGCTGACCCAACCGATAGCAAGCATTTGGCGGTGTGGATGACGGCCCACCACTCGCGAAACATAACACGCACCGCCATCGGCACCGGGGCGGGCGTGGCCGGAGATTCGCAACTTTTAACTACCGGCACAGCGAGACTTTATCGAATCAACTATCCGACCGGCACGGCCGGAAACATCAATGAAACAGCGACAACCGCCGGGTTTTGGGGAGCGAGTCGGTCGTTATCCGCGAGCGTGCAGGCACGTTACAACGGAACGACAACGACACTCAACGACTCATCGTCTGCGGCCACAAACACGGAAATCTTCGTTTTCTCACGGTCTGCGTCCCAATATTCTGACGCTCGCATTTCGTTCTATTCGATTGGCGAGTCGCTGAACCTCGCGCTGTTGGATGCTCGCCTTTCCACCCTGATGACCGCCATCGGGGCCGCCATCCCATGACGCTGGCCGACATCACGCTCCCGGTGTCCTACGAATGGGGCGTGGCTCACGCTCTGGTGTTCGACGCCGCCCTGGCCCAGCGGCTCGCGGAGGTGCAAGGCCAGTACGGCGACCCGCGCCATGTGCCAGCCCCGCGAACGCTGACCGATGGGCGATTCATGCTCACGGCCGACATCCTGACGGAGTGCGTCCCCGGCGGGCTGGTGTACGGCGGGTTCAGTCAGTTGGACGCGGGGCGGTTCGACGAGATCGCCGTGGTGCCGCTCGCGGATGCCCTGGCGTTGCTGCCGGGCTGATGTCCGTAGACGCACTAATCTTGCGACGGAACTATCCGGCGATGCCGGATGGTTGCCGAAACAGGCGTAGACTCGCTGGACGGCGGCGGTACGATGGCGGGCATGGAACGCGACCGCCCGCCCTACGATCCGAAAGACCCGTACTGGCTCTTCAAGGAGGTCACAGCCTTTGAGCGGGAGTTCCACGCCAAGGTAGAGGTGCCGCTCCTGGCGGCGATGTTCGACCGGGTTGACCAGATGTGGCAGGACGCAATCGACACCGCGAAGCCGCCGGAGGTGAAGTGATGCCTTGCCCCATCTGCGACCAAAAGCCGATGAACTGCGACTGCACCGACACTGAACGGCGGCAGTATTCAGAGATTTCAGACTTGGAGGAGTTGGCCGACGCACTCTATGCCAAGATTGACCGCCTGAGAGAAGAACGCCGCTGGATTCCGGTGGGCGAACGCCTGCCGGAAGAAAACAAGACTGTCTTGGGCTTTTGGGGATGCCCTGTCACTGGGTCAAAGTCTTACGGTCAGGCGTGGAACAAAAGCGGCGAGATGACTTGGAACGAAGGGTGCCAGCCAACCCACTGGATGCCGCTCCCCGAGCCGCCGGAGGTGAAGTGATGGCATACCTAGTGGTAAGCGGAATCGTTGACTGGCTCCCGACCGCCCCCGATGGGTCGGAGTGTGTGGCTTGCGGGTGCCAGTGCTTTCTGGATATGTACGAAAGCGTTTTCGTTGTTTCCGCCCGCGAACTACGAACGGGGCTGTTTGTCTGCTGCGCGTGCAAGCCGCCGGAGGTGAAGTGATGGAAGACATCGAACGCCTGAAAGCCAAGTGGCGGGCCGCCGTCGAAGGCATGATGTTCTTTGGCGAGCCGGTGCAAGACATGACGGCCCCGGAACTGCGGCTCGTCATCGGCCACCTTGTGACCGAGAACAAGCGGCTGGCCGGCGAAACGCTGCAACTGGAAGCCACGCAAGTCCGGCTGTTCCACCAGCGGCTGATGGCGATGGGCGGCGTGCCGGGCCGCATATCTTACGAATGACGCTAGAGGCGGAACATCACGCCGTTACGAAACCGCTGCCGGTAAGAAAAGCAGCATAGGATTTGTAACACATTCCAGATTCCAGAACGCGACCAATGCCCACCGTCACCCTCCGCTACACGCTCCCCGACGAGCAACATGAGTTCGACCGCGCCCGGCTGGGGTCGGCGGCCTGCGGGTGCCTGTTCGACATCGACCAGCGGCTGCGTGGCCTGCTGAAACACGGCGACCCGTCAGAGGAAACGGCGAGGCTCGCGGAGGAGCTGCGGCAGATGATACGCGACCAGTGCGGCGATGCTTTGGAAATGTGACGCCAGGTAAAGCGGACATTGCCGTATGCGAATCGACCCCGACACCTGCCGCGACCCCGACATCCTGGCCGCCGAGGTGCGGCGGCTCCGGGCCGTTATCGCAAGCCGAGATGCTCCAGAGGCTGTCGATACACCCGAGCCGGTCGCTACACCCGGCGAGTGTAGTGTGCCGCCCGAGTGGACATCACGCCCCTATTGGGTCGATCCGCCCAGCGGACACCGCTACGGATTCCCTCGCCTCTACGACCCGGCGACCGATGGTGATATGCGAGCCTGGATGGTTGCCAACGGCTACCCGCAAATACTGGCCGACCAAGGGATGGCGTGTACGTTCACCGCCGCAGAAGATGGCGGAAAATGACAGTTGGTGTTCGGCCCAATCGTATGCGAGAGGCGACGGGAAACGTATCTTTTCTGATACGGACGGGGCGGCGATCTAGACGCAATGGAGAGACGCTAGCCCCATGCCTGAGCGAGTAGAACGCTGGCGGCCGCATCGGCTGCGGCACACCCACACGAAGGAACGAGACCACTACACGTCGCCCGACTGGCGAGCCAAGCGCGAGCGGATCTTGACGCGTGACGCGTTCACCTGTGCGGTGTGCGGCCGAGTGATCGGCGGGGCCGAGGCCCACGTCGACCACGTCGTCCCGCTCGAGGACGGCGGCACCGACGACGACGCCAACCTCCAGGTCTTGTGTGCGGCCGACCACGGGCGCAAGACGCGAGCAGAGCAACGACGCCGCGGCCAGCTGTAGACGCTGGATTCAAGCCGCAGGCCTGCCAGGATGGCCGCTGGCCCACGCCCTGGTCGCCGACCGGGGTGGGGTCGTCCGGACTCGTGAAACGGGCGGAAAGCCCCACGCGAGTCCCAAACGTATTTCTGTCGGGTTTTGAAAACCTGGAGGCTCCCGGTTATGGGATCCCGCGGCCCTGTGCCTGATCCGTCGAGCGGCCGATCGAAGACGGGCCGGAACACGCTCCACCGGAAGGCGGCCGCGGCCGCCGGCGGCGAGCTCGAGCCCCCGGCCTCGGTCGCGGCCCGGCCGGTGGCCCTGGCCTTCTGGCGGCGGAACGCCCCGGCCCTGATCGCGGACGGCCGGCTCCGGCCCGACGGGGCCGACGCCTTCGCGCTCCTGGCTCACCTCCACGCCGACGGCGAGCAGCTCGCCGAGCAGCTGGCGGCCGAGGGCTGGATCACCGCGACCGACAAGGGGCAGGCCGCCAGCCCGGTGGCCCGGCTTCTGCGGGATGCCCGCCGCGACTTCGTCGCCCTGGCCCGCGACTTCGGACTGACCGCGGCCAGCTCGGCCCGCATCCCCCAGGATCCAGACGATGGCCAAGAAGAAGGCGACGAAGAGGACCAGGTCCTCCGCAGTCTCTCGATCCGTCGCAACTGATCCGGAGAAGCGGCCGGAATACGTCCCGGGCTACGAGTGGGACTCGGCCGCGGCGGAAGCGCCGGTCCGGTTCATCGAGACCCTCTGTCGTCACCCCGACGAGCGCGGCGGCGAGCCCCAGCGGATCAAGCTGATCGACTGGCAGCGAGACCAAGTCCTCCGGCCGCTCTTCGGCTGGCGGCGGCCCGACGGCCGTCTCCGATACAAGCGATGCGGGATCTTCGTCCCCAAGAAGAACCGCAAGTCCAGCCTGATGTCGCAGCTCGCCCAGTACATGCTGACGTGCCACGCCCCGGCCCAGGACGTGTTCCTCGCTGCGAATGACCGGCTCCAGGCGCGGACCATGTACCGCATGGTCCGGCAGTCGGTGGAGGCGAGCCCGAAGCTGTCGAAGCTGCTCGAGGTCGTCGACTCGCGGAGCATCATCCGCAACAAGGAGACCGGCAAGGAGATCCGCTGCCTGTCGTCCGACTCGTGGCGAAATGAAGGTCTGAACGGCTCGGTGATCCTGGACGAGATCCACAGTTTCCCGAAGCCCGACCTGGTCGACGCCTTGATCTACGCGACCCGTGGCACGGCGAACGGCCTGGTGATCTCGATCTCGACGGCGGGCTCGGACCGGAACGGGATCGGCTGGCGGTGGTGGCAGGACTGCGAGCTCGTGATCAAGAACCCCCAGGCCAACCCGACCTTTTACGGGCTGATCTACGCGGCCGATCCCGAGGCCGACGACTACGCCGACCCGGTCGTCTGGCGGAAGGCAAACCCGTCTATGGGCGTGGCGTTCCCCGAGGACGAGTTCGCGGCCGACTTCCAGGACGCGACGACCGACCCACGGAAGATGTCGAAGTTCCTCCGCTACTCGCTAAACGTTTGGCAGGCCGCCGACTCGCGCTGGTTCATCGGGCAGATCGACTGGCCCGCGTGCGGCTCCGGCCCGCTCGAGCCGACGGCCGGCCGCGCCTGCTGGGTCGGGGTGGACCTCGCGTCGAACCTCGACATGACGGCAGTCTGTTTCCTATTCCGCGAGTCGGACGGCAGCTATGCCGCCGAGTGGAAGTACTTCGTCCCGCGGGACACCGTGCCCGACCGGGTCAAGAAAGACCGGATCCCGTACGACGACTGGATCCGGGAGGGCTGGGTGACCGTGACCGACGGCGGCCGGCTCGACCACGAGGCGGTCGCTCGATCGATCATCGAATACGGCGAGACCCACGAAATCCGGGAGGTCGGCTGCGACCCGTGGCAGGCCGGGCCGCTCGAGACGCTGCTCCAGCGGGAGGGAATCAAGGTCCGCGACATCCCCCAGCGGACCGCGTACCTAAACTCCCCTTGTAAGCTGCTCGAAGCGCTGATCGTGGAGAAGCGGCTCCGGCACGGGGCCAACCCGGTGGCCCAGTGGAACGCCAACAATGTGGCCGTGTACCAGGACGCGACCGGCATGATCAAGCCGGACAAGTCGAAGTCCACCGAGAAGATCGACGGGATCGCGGCCCTGGTCAACGCGCTGGCCCTGGCCAGCACCGACGACGCCGCCGACATGGGCCTGGACGATTGGAAGATCCGGGTGGTGTGACAGGTTCACGGGGTCGCGGATCGGGCGGACACTGAATCCCCTATGCCCCCCCGCAAGGCTCCCGCGAAGAAGGCGGCCCCGCGTAAGCGTACGGCCGCGCCCCGTGCCCCTTCGACCCGCCGGGCCGCGATGCCGCGGGCGCGGGTGATCGACGTACGGGCCGGCGCCGCCGTCGGGTGGTCTGGGATCTCCGGCGACCTGTGGACCAACGTCTCGGCATCGGCCATCGGGCCGGCCGAGGCCATCCGGGTGACCTCGATCCTGGGGGTGGTCCGCTGGATCGCCCAGGCCGTCGCCATCATGCCGGTCTACCTGATGCGGACGCTGCCGAGCGGACGCAAGGTCGACGCGGTCCTTCACTGCTCCTACACGATCCGCAAGCGGCCCAACCCCTGGCAGAGCTCCTACGACTTCTACCAGCTCATTGCCTACTGGACCGCGCTCCACGGCAACGCCTTCGCCCGGGTGATCCCCGGCGAGCGCGGCTGGTGCTCCGAGCTGCGGCCCATGCACCCGACCCGCGTCCGGATCCACCGGAACGCGGACTACACGATCTGGTACGAGTTCTTTAACAACTCCGGCCGGTGGGAAGAGCTCGACCAGCGCGAGGTCTGGCACTGGCGGTGGCTCTCGGACAATGGCCTGGTGGGGATGCCGCCGGCCGAACTGTGCGAGACCTCGGTCGCCCTGGCCCGCAAGCTCGACGCCGCGGCCACGTCCTTCTGGGACAACTCGGCCCGGCCCGACATGGTGCTAGAGACCGACGAGAAGATCCCCGACGAGGCGGTCGTGGCTCTCCGCGAGGCTCTCCGCGAGGTCTACGGCGGCGCCAACAACCGGGGGAAGACGGCGGTCCTCCCCAAGAAGACCCGCCTGAAGCCGATCGAGAGCAACTCGATGGAGGCCAACCAGTTCCAGGAACTGCGGGACGCGATCCTTCCCGACGTGTGCCGGTGCTGGGGTGTTCCGTCCACGCTGCTGGGTGACGCCAAGATGGCCCGGTGGGCCACGGTCGAGCAAGAGGGCATCTTCGCCCAGACCTGGACGCTCCTTCCCTGGATGCGGCGAATGGAAGGCCCGATCGACATGGCCATCCAGCCGGTCTACGGCGAGGACGTGTACTCGCGGTTCGACAATCGCGGGATCTTGCGGGGCGACACGACCAGCCGCGTGGCGCTCTACCAGGCCATGTTCAACATGGGGGCGCTAAAGCCGAACGAGCTCCGCGACCTCGAGGACTTCGACCTGGTCGACGACCCGGCCGCGGACGAGACCTACATGCAGCTGGGCTTCTCGACGCTGGCCAACGCCGCGGCCTCGGCCGCCGCGGCGCCGGCCGAAGGCGAGCCGCCGGCTGACGACGAGCCGGACGCGGACGAGCCGGCCGGCCAGGGCGAAGGCGTCCCGGAGGCCGGCGGCTTTCGCGAGGGCCAGACCGTGTACTGGGCCGACGGAGAGGGGGTGATCGAGCATCTGATGGTCTCGGGTCTCCTCGGGGTCGCGGGGAGCCCCTTCGCGATCGATGCCAGCGAGGCCGCGCCGGCCGCGCTGGTGCGGATCACGGTGGACGGTCGCCCGACCGAGCTCCTGGTCGGGAAGCGAGTGTCGGAACTGTCGGCCGAGCCGATAGACATGGAGGACGACGAATGAACGCCGAGATCCGCTATTTGCCCCTTGCCGAGTCCGGCCTCGAGGTCGAGGAGCGGGACGACGCGCCGCCCCGGATCGCCGGCGTGGCGCCGCCGTGGAACAGCTGGAGCGTGGACCTGGGCGGCTTCAAGGAGCGGTTCATGCCCGGGGCCTTCCGGAAGTGGCTCGACCGCAAGCCGACCGACCCGCGCGGCCCGGCGGACGTGGTAGCCAAGTTCAACCATTCCGACCTCCACGTCCTGGGACGGACCACCAACGGCACGCTCGAGCTCTCCGAGACCGACCGGGGCCTGGCGTTCCGGGCCACCCCGCCGGCCGGCACGCCGACCACGGCGGAAGTCCTGGCACTGATCCGCGGCAAGTACATCCACGGCAGCTCCTTCGCGTTCTCGATCTCGGACCCGGCCGGCGAAAGCTGGGACGCGGACCCGGCCGGCAACGTGACCCGGACCATCGGCGAGGCGGCGCTTTTCGACGTGTCCCCCGTGACCCACGCCGCCTATCCGAGTTCCTCGGTCGGGCTGCGGAGCGTGCGGGCCTTCGCAGCGGCGCGGGGCGTGGCCCTGGCGGCCGAGAAGACTTTGACCGTTTCGATCGACTACGACGACACGTTCTCGGCCGCGCCCGGTATGTGGCGGTCCTGGATTCTGGACGCTGCGACCCGCGGCCATCGCATTCTCTGCATTTCTCGCCGCGAGGACACCGACGCCAACCGCGGCGAGCTGCTCGTCGCGTTCCAGGGTCTGCCGGTCGACAAGGTGATCCTGTGCGGCCCCAAGACCCAGAAGCGGGCCGCGGCCCAGGCCGCTGGCCTGGAGGTCGACGTGTGGATCGACGACCGCCCCGAAGCGATCCCGGACAGCCGGGCCACGGCCCGGGACTGCGAAGTCCCGCACAGTGGCGGCCAGGTCTTCCGCGGGTCGCTCCTGGGGGCCAAGGCCGCCGCGGCGGCCGCCGTCGCGAGGATGCGAGCCCATGCCGGTTAGCACCTGCCCGAAGTGCGGCGGCCGCTGCCGCGTCGATTCGAGCAAGCGGGCCGGCCCGCATCAGGTCCAGTACGTCGAGTGCCAACAGTGCCGCCGGCGCCGCCGGCAAGTCGTCCCCGCGAGCCAGGTCTGGAGAAGGAAGCCATGAACGTGACCGACCGGCCGCTGGCCGCCGCTGACCATTACGAGGCCATCGCCGACAAGGTGAAGGCGTTCATCGCCGTGGCCCGCACCGCCTCGGCCGACGGCCTGACGTGGGGCGAGTTCGGCCAGCTGCTGCTCGCGCTCGTCAAGGTCGCGATCCACGCGCTCGACACGCTCGACCACCTGACCGGGTCCGAGAAGAAGGAGATCGTCGTCCACTCGGCCGGGGTGTTGTTTGACGCGATCGCCGACAAGGCGGTCCCGCTCGCGCTGTACCCGGTCTGGCTGATCGCCCGGCCCGCCGTCCGCTCGCTGATCGTGGCCCTGGCCGGCGGGGCCGTGGAGATCCTCCTGCCGATGGTGAGGGCCTTGGCATGACCACCGTTATCCTGATCGTGGCGGCCGCGCTGATCCTGGGCGGCCGCGACCTGTTGCAGAAGATTCGCGAGCTCACGGCCCACCTTCCCCGGCCGGAGGTCTCCTGGCGGCAGATGGCGGCGGCCGCGCTCCTGATCGCGGCGATGGTGTCCTTCAACTGGAACCAGCAAGTGACGCCCGGCCCGACGCCCCCGGCGCCGGCGGGGCCGCTCGACCTTCGCGGATTGTTCTCCGGCCCCACCGGGGCCGAGGACGCGGCGATCGTCTCGGCCCTGACGGGCGAGCTGGCGGACGAGATCGCCTGGGACGGCGACCAGGGCGAGCCCTACCTGAAGACCGGGGTCGCAATCGACGACCTCCGGCAGCGGATGCGGGAAATGCGGTGCCGGGGGGTGTCGATCGGTGCCCGCCAGCCGGCGGCCCGGGACGCGATCGCCAGGCACCTCGAGCAGGCCGTCGGGGTGTCCGGTGGGCCGATCACGCCAGAGCAGCGGGCCGCCTGGGTGAAGTCGCTCCGCGAGGTCTCGGAGGCGGCGGCCAATGTCACGCGCTGAGACCAACGCCGCGCGGCTGTTCGCGGCCGTGTTCCTGCTCGCGCTGGCGGCGCTTGTCTACGTCAACATGGGCCGGCCAGCACCGGCGCCGGCCGGGGCGGGCTACGGGTGGACCCCCGACCCGGAAGGCGTCGAGGAGTTCCTCCAGGAGCTCGGCCCCGCCCGCTACTTCGCCCAGGCCGCCCCCGAGGCCATGGCCCAGGCGGCCCGCGTGGACACGTTCCTGTATCGGGCGATGGCCAAGGCTCACCAGGCCCGCTACGGCCGGCCGTGGGTCTGTGAGCGGCAGGGGATCGGCGACTGTATCGCGTGGGGAGCCATGCACGCTGTTTGGTGCTCCGAGTCGCTGTCCTGGGATCTCGGCCAGATCGCCGAGCCCCCGCTCGTCCCGTCCACCGAGGCGATCTACGGCGGCTCGCGGGTCGAGGCCCGCGGAAAGCCGGGCGACGGCCGGGCCGCCGTCGGCGGCTGGTCGGACGGCAGCTACGGCGGCGCGGCGGCCAAGTGGGTCCGCGACTGGGGCGTGATCTACCGGACCGAGATCGGCGGCCACGACCTGCGGGTCTACTCGGCCGACCGGGCGAAACAATGGGGCGCGTACGGCAACGGCGGCCAGGGAGACGGCGGCAAGCTCGACGAGCTGGCCAAGCGACACCCGGCCCGCCACGTCGTCGCCATTCGCACCTGGGACGAGTGTGTGGCGGCCCTGACCGCCGGTTTTCCGGTGACGATCGCCAGCTCCCAGGGCTTCGCCAGCCGGACCGACGAGTCGGGGGTCCTCGCACCGAGTGGGACCTGGATGCACCAAATGTGCCTGGTCGGGATCAGGTTCAAGGAGAACGCGCCGCCCGGAGTCAGGGCCGTGGACGCCTGCCTGGTCTTAAACAGCTGGGGGACGAAGTGGATCTCCTACGCCGGCAAGTATCCGGCCGATCAGCCCGACGGCAGCTTCTGGGCCACGCGCGAGGTCGTAGAGAGGATTTTGCGACAGAACGACTCCTACGCGATCGGGGACATCAAGACCGGATTTAAGTGGCGTGACCTTCATCACGGGAACTGGCTCGACGCCGGCCCGATCGACACCCTGACCCAGGCCAACCCATGACCCGCAAGACTGCCGCCGCGCTCGTCCTCGCCTTCTTCGTTGGCTACTGGTGGGCTTCGTCGGCCTGTCGGCCCTGGAGTCCCCACACCGACCGCCCGGTCCTGACGTGGATCGTAGGGGCCGCGAAACGGCTCTTGTGGATCGCCGTGATCGCGGACCCGCCGCCGGCAGAAGTCGAGGCCCGCGCCCAGGCCCGCGTCGGCGACGACGGGTTCCGCCTGGTCGAACACCGAAGGGGGTGGTGAATGTGGCGCTGGCTGATCTCCTGGCTCGTCTGGCTCTCGGCAGACCCGGCCACCCTAGACCTCGAGCGGGCCCGCGCTGCGGCCGCCGTCGCTGCGGCTCGCGCGAGTCTGGCCGTCGACGCCAAGCCGACGCCCCCGGCCCCCGGCCCGAAGCCGCCGGCACCGACTCCGGCCGTGTGCAGTGAGTGCGGCGGGAAGGGCTACGTCGTGATGCCCGACGGTCAACGGATCGCGTGCGGCGCTTGCAAGGCCCGCGCCTGCCCGGACGGCAAGTGCGAGGCCCCCGTGAAATCCGTCCTACGGTAGGACGCTGCCACGTTCACGGGTCGCCGATCTCGTCCTATCGTGCGGGTGGTTTCAGTGGACCCCCGCACACTCTCAAGGATGAGAAACATGCCCAGCGCCAAGCTCGCCCGGCTTCAGGATGAGGCCTCCGTGGTCGCCAAGGAGATCGACGAACTCCGCACCCTCGAGCCCAACGACGAGGCCGAGAAGGCCCAGATCGACGAGCGGCTCGCGGAGCGGTCGGCCAAGGCCGACGAGATCGGCGCCGCCGCCAAGCGGGAGCGCGAGCTCGACGACCGGATCGCCAGCCTTCGCAGCGTGACCAGCGACAGCGACCACCGGTCGGCCGTCGAGGCGACCAAGCCGAAGGCCCCGGCGATCCACGTCGTCGGCAACCTCCGCGGCTTCCGCAACAAGGAAGACGCGGTCAAGGGTGGCCAGTTCCTGCGGGCCATCGGCCTCGGCCGGATGGACGAGGCGCGGGCCATGGGCCTGACGGCCGGCTCCGGCGCCTACGACGGCAAGGGCGCCGAGCTGGTGAGCCCCGAGCTGTACCAGGGCTTCATCGACGTACTCTCGTACGCCTCGGTGGGTGTCCAGGTCGCGACCCTGTTCCAGACCGACTCGAACGTCTTCGAGGTCCCCAAAATCGGCGAGATCGAGGCCGACTGGGTGGACGAGCTGATCGACGCCGAGGACGAGGAGTACGCGACCTCGAAGGAGACGATCCAGCTCTACAAGGCTGGTCGTATCGTCGAGGTCTCGAACGAGCTCCTCGCCGACGCCGGCTCGGTCGTGAACCTCGCCACGCTGTTCACCAGCCGGATCGGCTTGGCCCTGGCCAAGAAGATCGACTCCGTCTGGCTGAACGGTGACGGCGACAAGGGGATCGACGGCCTGGTCGACGAGGTCACCGAAGGGAACACGGTCGAGGCCAGCGCCGACAACGACGCGACGGACCTCGCCGAGCTCGTCGGCAAGATCGACAACCGGGCCTCGAACACGGCGTGGGTCGTGTCGAGCGAGGGCTGGAGCCACATCATGAAGGCCTCGGTCGTGACGCAGTCCACGACCATCGGCGACCGGGTTCTCCCGGTGGTGATGGGCGCCCCGGTCTACCGGGTCCTCGGCCTGCCGGCCGGCACCCTGGCCCTGTATGGTGACTTCAGCATGGCCACGGCCGTGGTGACCCACCGGAACGGGCTCCAGGTCGCAGCGAGCGAGCACGCCGGGTTTGCCCGGGACTCGATCCTGTTCCGCGGCCTGCAACGGTTCGGCCTGGCCAACCACGACCCGCAGTTCGTGGCCAAGCTGGTCACCGGCTCCTGAGCAATCGAGAACGTTCACGGATGAGGCCGGCGGGAGGCAGGGATGCCCCCCGCCGGCTCTCGCCGTAGGAGGAGGATCCCTGTGGCCGAGCGGCACCGAATCCAGGTCCGACTGACGAAGCCCTACCGGGGCGCGGCTGTCGGCGATCGGGTCCTCGCGACCCCCGGCCTGGCCGAGCAGCTCGAGCGGGAAGGGATCGCCGTCCAGGACATCCGCCCAGCCGTCACCCCCCGGGCCGCCGTCGAGCGGGCCGTCGCGCCGATCAACACCGAAACCCGCTAGGAACTGGCCATGGAGATCCAGCGGCTCGCCGGTGCTGTGCGGCGGCTGATCCTGCTCCGGTCCGACGGGCCGGATCGGCTGATCACCATCACGCTGGCCGAGGGCGAGAGCCTGCCGGAGGGTGACCTGATCGCCGAGGCGACCAGTGGCGAGGAAACGGTCTACCTGATCCCGGACGAGGTCGAGTCGAGCGGCCAGGTCGAGATCGAGGTCCAGGTCTCGCCGGCCGACTTCGAGGGATTCGGGACCACGAGCTGGGATCTCGTCGTGGCAGTCGAGGACGCCGGCAGTAGTTCGGGCAGCGGGGACGACACCCGATACGTCTTGTTCGAGGCCCTGCTCCAGTTCCGCCAGATCGAGCCGCCGGTCGTCGAGTCGACCACGATCACCACCATCACGGGGAGCGGGTCATGAGACCGGACACCGTCCGCAAGATCGAGGAGCCGGCCCTGGAGCCGGTGAGCCTGGCAGCCGCGAAGGCCCAGCTGGGCATGACGGCCGAGGAGACCCAGTGGGACGCGTTCCTGATCGACAAGATCGGGACCGCCCGCGAGCTGATCGAGGCCCGGCTGGGGCGGACCATCATCGCCACTCGGTACCGGGCCAAGTGGGCCACCAACCCGGGCGAGCTCACGCTCCCCCACCCGCCGCTCCTGGTCGACGAGGACCACCCGCTGACGGTGACCCTGGACGGCGCGGCGGTGGCCGGAGGCGACGTGGAGACCGACGCCGACGCCTGGCCGGCGAAGGTCACGATCCCGAGCGAGACGGGGGCCGTGGTCGTCGAGTACTGGGGCGGCCTGCCGCCGGGCTCGCGGATCAGCCGCAAGCTCCATTCGGCCATCCTGCTCTACGTCACCCACATGTTCGAGAACCGCGGGGTCCTGGCCCAGGACTCGTCGGTCGAGCTGCCCCAGGCCTTCGAGACCCTGCTCGCGGCCGAGAGCCATAACGGAGGCTGGTGATGGTCGCAGCCGGACTCCTACGGGAACTCTTCGTTGTCGAGCGCCGCCCGACCGCCACCCGGAACGAGGTCGGCGAAGTGGTGGCCGACGGCACCTGGGAGACGGTGGCCACGCTCTACGGGTCCTACGAGGCCCAGGCCTATCTCGAGGTCGAGCAGCGGGCCAAGATGGCCGGCTCGATCCAGGCCCTGGTCCGGACCCGCTACCACGCCGGTGTCGGGGGCGGGATGCGGCTCCGGTGGCAGAGCCGGGGGAACCGGCTCCTGTACATCTCGGCGGTCGTCGAGCGGGGGAATCGCGAGGAGCTCGAGATCACCGTCGAGGAGCAAGTGGCATGATCGCACTCTCGTTTACTCCCAAGCTGTACGACTCAACGGCGTTCGACAACGACGCCGCGATTAAGGTCCTGATGGCCCGCTATCAGGCGCTGCCGCGCTACATCGCGAAGAAGCACCTGAAGGCTTCGATGCGGCGCGTCATCAAGCCCGGTATTCCGGTGTTGCGAAAGAACACGCCGCCGCTCGACACCCGCCGCGGCCGCCGCCGGAAGGGCGAGAAGAAGCGGTCCACCGGCTCACTGCGGCGGGCGGTGACGACTCGCGCCGGGCAGACGGGCCGCAACGCGGACGGCTTTGTCTGGGGCGTTTTGGGATACCGGGCTGGGATCGAGAGCCGGAAAGCGATCTGGCTGAACTTCGGCACCGCCAACGGTGTCCGTCCGTTCCAAATGATTGAAAAGTCCATGCAGGAAATCCGCCCTACGGCCGCCAAGGCTTTGGCCAAAGAGATGGCGCTGGCTCTGGACAAGGCGGTGAAGGAACTCGCGAGCGGCAAGAACCCCGGCAACCCATTCAGCGGCTGACCCATGATCCCCGAAAAGTGGCTCCACCCAGCGATCGAGGCCGCCGTGGACGAGGCCGTGAAGGCCTGGCCGGTGGCCATGACGGGCGACTCGGACCCGCCCTATGTGATCTACGCCCGCGAGCAGACGACCCGCGAGCTGGTCCTGGACGACACCCTGTCGGGCAGCCCCGAGCCGGGCGAGATGCCGCCGGTGTCGGTGTTCCGCCTCGAGATCCTGGCCGACTCCTACCTCCAGGCCAAAGAAATCGCGGCAGCCATCACCGAGGCGCTCCACAGGTTCACGGGGTCGGCCGGTGGCGTGACAATCGACTGGTGCCTTCAGGAAGACGAGCGCGACAGCGAGGCCGTGTTCCTGGAAGGCCGCGAGGTTCCCACCTACATCATCGAACAGACCTACCGCGTTTCCTGGTCGGAGGGTTCCTAAATGGCTGTCCTGTCGAGCACGCCGAGTGTCGGGCCAACGCTGCCCGCGAACTGCACCAGCGTCAAGGTCCGGAACGTCGGCGCCGACCCGTCCGCGAGCAATAACAAAGTCGACGTGACCACGCTCGACGACACGGAACGGATGTACGCCACCGCACCGCTGATTGACATCGGGGCCGGCGGCGACGAGTCGGGCATCACGCAGGAAGTGGTCGCCCAGTTCTTCGGCGCGGCCCCTGATCCCGACCCGCCAGGCTCGACCGGCTGGGTGTGTGTCGAGGTCGAAACCGACTACTCGGTCGGTGAGTTCGTGAAGGGCACCGCCACCTATCGCTACAAGGAGGCCGGATCGTGAGCATGACGCCTTCCCAGGGATATTCGTTTGGCGGGATTAGCGGCTTGACGAGTGTCAAGGTTCGCAAGTCCACTGCCGACCCCACCGACTCGAGCAACCGGCTGGACGCGTCGACCCTCGACCTGGAGGCTGGCTCGGAACGCGTCTACGTCGACGGCCTGCCGGACCCCGGGGCCTCGGCCGGCGAGGGCGGGATCACGACCACGGTCACCGTCCAGTTCCTCTCGGACAGCCCGCCGTCCATCGGGACGGAGGTCGACGGCCTGGTCTGCACCGAGAGCGAGGTCGAGTACGCCGTGGGCGAGCTCGTGAAGGGCTCGGCCACCTTCGTGACCAAGCCGCCGGAAGACGAAGGGTCGTAAGCCGATCCTGGCTCGGAGGATCGGATGGCTCTCGCACACCCTTCTAGCGCCAGTTTCGCCGGAACCTCTTTGGGTGGCCTGCTCGGGTTCTCCGGTGGCTCGCCTTCTGCGTCGGCCACGGATGTGACCTCGCACGGGAGCGCCATGCAGGACGGCCGCGTGGTCAAGGATTACGTCTGCCTGGCTATTGAATCAGGCTCGGCAAGTGTCAGGCTGCTGGGGATGCCACCCTTCTCCCCGACCGACGTGGGGAAACAGGGCGCGCTGTCGATCACCACCCCGGCCGGGTCACTGTCTGCCACGGCGATCCTGAGCGGCTATTCGGTCGAGGGTGAGGTCGGCGGCCTGATTACCGGCAGCTGCGACTTCATCATCCTAGGAACCTGACCCCATGCCGCTAACGAGCAAGACCGCGATCCTGGGCCTGAAGGACAAGGCCGGCGAGCCGATCCCGTTCCACGTCCCCGAGTGGGACCAGGGCACGCCGGAGGCCGACGGCCAGGTCTTCCTCCGGCGACCGACCGCCAACGATCGCGACTCGTGGGAACTCTACTGCGAGCTCAACAAGGGCAAGCCGAAGACGATCTGGCGGGCGCGGCTGGCGGCGATGCTGCTCTGCGACGAGTCTGGGCAGCTGCTGTTCACGACCGAGGAAGCCACGAAGCTCGGCGAGAAGAACGCGTCGGCCATGCACCGGATTTGGATCCAGGGCCTCGAGTTGATGAGCATCACCGACAAGGAGGTGAAGGAACTCGAAAAAAACTGAGATCGCCAGCCGGTTCCCTGGACCTGTTCCTGTACCGGCTGGCCGCTCTCCACCAGATCTGGGACGTGGAAGCCTGGAAGCGCGAGATCACGCTCGACCAGGTGAAGTGGTGGCTGGCCTTCTACCGGATCGAGCCCTGGGGGCAACCGTGGCGGCAGGCGGCCCGGCAGACCATGTTCACCGTTACGGCCCTGGGGGCCAAGGTCAAGGAAGACTTCGAGGAGATGTTCCTGCCGACGTGGGACCCGTCGCGGCCCACCCAAACTGAAGACGAGATGCTCGCGGAGCTGATGAAGATCCCCGGGTTTAAAAAACAGCTGGAGGCCAAGGATGGCCACGATCGGGAAAGTTAGCGCGGTCTTCACCGCCTCGAGTTCGGGGCTGCGGACCGGCGTCAACCAGGCAAGCCGCTCCATGAAGCAGATGGAGGGCTCCGTCACGTCCCTGCGGAACCAGATGCGGACCCTGGTCGCGATCCAGGGGGCACAGCTGTTCGGTTCGATCGCCTCGGCCACAGGATCGGCCGTCCGATCGCTGCTCCAGTTCGGCAACGCCGCCTCCCAGACGATCGACAACCAGAGCAAGATGGCCCAACAGGCCGGATTCACCTACGCCGAGTTCGCCGGGCTGGGCCTGGCGGCCGAGCTGGCCGGCGTCGGTGCCGACCAACTAAGCGGCGCGATCACCCGGGCGAACGTGACGATTGCCAAGGCCGCCGAGGGCAGTAAGACGGCTTCGGCCGCCCTGTCCCGGATCGGCCTGTCGATTGACCAGCTCGACGGCCTGTCGGCCTCCGAGCAGTTCGACAAGATCGCGGCCGCGATCGGCCAGCTGCCGGCCGGGGCCGAGCAGGCCGCCGCGGCCGTGGCGATCTTCGGCCGGTCGGGGGCGCAACTCCTGCCGCTGTTCCAGGGCGGCGCCGAGGGGATCGCCCGCGCGCGGGCCGAGGCCGAGGCCTTCGGCCTGGCCCTGACCAACACCCAGGCCACCAACGTGGAGGCCATGAATGACGCCTTCACCCGCGCCCAGTCGGCGATCCAGGGTGTGATCCAGCAAGTGGTCGCGTACCTGGCCCCCGCGATCGAGTCAGTCACGACCGCGTTCTCGGATCTAATCGGCGGGATCGGCGGGGCAAACATCGGCCAGTTCATCGGCGAGGGGATTCTCCAGGGGGCGCGATTCTTTGCCGAGATCGCCGACGTGTTTATCGTCCAGGCCGCCGGTGTCTTTCAGTATCTGAGCAACGTGGCCGGCCAATGGGCTGCCGTGTGGGAGGTCGGCAACCGGGCCGCGTCCCTCTTCTTCAGTGTCGCCAGATTCCTCCAAGGGGCCTTCTTCACTCTGGTGGGAGTGTTTACCGGCATTGGCGAGGCCATTGTCGGGGCAGTGCGTTCCGCGGCCGGCGCTCTCGGGTTCGACACTGCGGAGCTCGACAAATACCTGGCCGGCCTGCGTGGATTCAACGAACAAATCAACCAGGACATTACGTCCTCCTTCAACGCGGCCGGCCAAAACTTTTCGAACGTGTTCTCCACCGCTGCGGATGACGCCGGCAACGCGGCAGCCGGCCCACTGGTTTCTTTGATCGACGACGCAACGCGGCGAGCCGATGCCGCGGCCGCCGCGCGAGACGAGGCCATCAATCAGACCCTCAATATCAAACAGCCGGCGGTCCAGATTGACGCCAGCCCCATTCGCGAGGCCGTCAAGGGCATCGACAGCCGCTCGGCCGAGGGCATCCGCGAGATGTTCCGGATCATGCGGGGCGAGCCGAAGGACGACATCGCCCGCGAACAACTCGAGGTCCAGCGGGAGATCGCCAGGAACACGCGCGACTTCGGAGAAGATCTGGATTTCGACGTGGTCGAACTAGCACCGGCGGCGGGAGGCTGATATGTCGGTTGAATGGATCCGCGAGACCAGCCGGGACGCCGAGTACGGCGGCGAGAAGGGCGGCGAGTTTACCGCGACCAGGTCGTGGCTGGCCAAGACGAGCAGCCCGGCGGACAGCCCTGCGTCTGTTGCGGGGGATGCCGGTGTCAGCATCGGAGACGCGTACCCGGACGACGCTGCACTAAAGGCGTACCGGTTCCGCGTTCGGTCGTCTGATTCAAGCGGTCTGCTTTGGACCGTGACCTGGGAATACAAGCCCAACCCTGGCACACCAGCGGAGCCGCCGGACCCGCAAGACCCGGAGCAGCCCCAAGAAGAGATTCCTGGCAGGCCAGCCACCTGGGGCGGCTCTTCGAGCGTGACGGCAGTCCCGATCTACAAGGACCGAAACGGCGACGTGATCCAGAACACCGCCGGCGATCCGCTCGAGGATGTGACGGCCGAACAGGCCGAGGACCGGCTGACGTTCACCCAGTACAGGACTGAGCATACCGGCTGGATGGCTGATTCCAGGCGGTTTACCAACGCTGTGAATAGTATCGAGTGGAACGGCGGCGCCCCCGGAACCTGGAAGTGCCAGGGATGCTCCAAAAAAGTTAACTTCGACAAGACCGACCAGGGGACTGAGGTCTATTGGGAGATCACCTGGGAGTTCGCGTGGCGGCGCGACGGGTGGCAGCCGAAACCGTGGAACATTGGATTTCACGAGTTGAGTAGCCAAGACGAAGGAGGCGTCACAATCCCGGACGGGTTCCGGAGGGTTCCCATCAAGGGGGCACGCCAGCCTGTAGCTCTTGACGAGAACGGCGAGGCAAAACCGGCCGGCGAGCCGCCGGATGTCGTAGAAGTTCTTTGGTATCCGGAGGAAGACTTCGGTCTGACGTTCGGCGAGGTCTACACCCCGAGCCCGTAATGGCACGCATCGACGGCAGCAACCGCGGCGCCCTGGTTTCGGTGGACTCGCTCCGCCGATTGTCGCGAGCGCTCCAGAAGTACGAACAGGGACACCGCGACATCCCCGGCGTCAAGCTGCGGACGGCGTTCGACGACGGCGCCAGTCCGCTGACCGTGTGTCGCACGGCCGGCCAGTGGCTGAAGGGGGAAACCAAAGAACTCGACGTTATTTTCGAGGACTCCTGCGACGACGAGGGGTCGGGGGCTGGGTCGGGCGGCGGCCGCACGCTGGAGGCTCACAATCCACTATTCGACGTGGCAGGAGGGGCGGTGGTGTTGGTGGGCCAGGCCGAGAACGGCTGCTGGTATTTGGTCCAGGCCGAGAGCAGCGACGGAGGAACGACGGGCGAGCCGCAAGGGCCCGGGATCGGCGGACAGACTCTCACGACGATCCAGGGCTACGGAGTTGTATATCCCCAGGTTCTCGGACACGACGTGAATGGGAACCTGGTGTGGTTTAACACCACCGAGTGCGACGAGGGATCGTCGTGACGCTTATTACGCTTCAAGGCGGTCTCGTCGTCTTGCGCGGCGGCTTGGTCGGCACGGAGCAGGCGTGCTGCTGTGGTGGCGATCCGTGCATACCTGGGTGCGAGTGCTTGAGTGATGGCTGTGGCAATAACGGATTTGCTTGCGACGGCAATGCGCAAATCGACCCAGCCAGGCAGGCCATTCTTGACTATTTGGGCGGCCAAGGCGTAATCGCAGCCCTAGAAGACAATGGCTACGAAAGCGTTTCGCTCCAGGTGACTACGCGGGTGATTCCTGGCGGAAGTTGCTTAGACGAAAACGGAAACCCGATTCCGTACGACCCCGAC